GTGGCCTGTCAGGCACAACCATGTTGAGCCTATGAGCTTCGTTGATGACTGCTTGATCAGTCACAGCCACAGCACCCAGAGTAGCTCTAATGCCCACGGTATTGGCATGACTAATCAGATTTGAAAGTTCAATAAATTTTAGCTTGTCGTCTAATTTTTTCAGCAGCATAACGTCCTGCCGGTTATAGGCAATGAATTTTTCAAAGTCATTGTTGTATAACTGATCTAAAGTGCCTTCATAGGGTATTTTCTTTTGACCAATTTCATACTCACCAATGGCATCTAGTCTATATGTGTGCATTTCATGATAGTTGTATTTGCGATACAGTTCAAGATAGTCAAGATGCACACGACCAATAGTATCGTAGGTTTCCAGTTCCTTACCGTATTTTTCAAAATACCGCTTTGTGGGATACTGGTCCCATAGGCACATTTTACGAGTTAGTTCTTTGCCTAACACACGAATGATGCGATTGATGAGATATGGAATATCAAATCCTTCGCTGTTCCAACCGCTGTAGACATCTGCATCTTCAATGAGGTCGAGCCACATTTCCAACATCTGCTTTTCGTCATCGCAGAGTATAGTATCTTCAAACTTGTTAATAATGTCAGCAGCCTGTTCAGCAGGCATTTCATTCGGTTTTAGAACCAAAGTAACATTTCTATCTAACCAGCCTAGATAGGTGGTAATGGCAGTAATATTGTTGAAAGGATCACTGGGATCGGCAAAGCCCTTGACCTTGTCGTAGGCAACTTCAATGTCAAAAAAAGCCACATGCAGACTGGGTGCTTCTTGTCCGTTATAATGTTCTTCAAGACAGCGATTGAGTGGACGATAATCGCTCTCGCACAATTTTTTATTGCTGTGAATTCTGCGCTCTTTGTCAAAGGCAGTAGCATTACTGACCATTACCCTAGTGACACGGTTACCAGAAATGTCAGTGAATTTGCCTTTGTTATCCGGATAGTACAGCACATAGCGAGCAGGATATTCTTTGAGAACCCGCTGACCGCCTATCCTTTCAACCACATGTATAATTTCGGACTTTTTATCGTGCGATGCGTCAACAAACATTTAATATGTAGTTCCTGTTAGTAGAAGTGCTTGGCCAAGGCTTCGCTGATCTGAGCATCATCAAGTTGAATATTCAATTCTTTTAGAGTGTTTTTAAACACCATTTTTAGATCTTCAAAGGTATAAATTGAATTGTGCAGATCCAAGAAGCCAGCACATTGAGCAGCGGCATAGGCTTCGGGACCCCAGCCAAAAATCTCATAAAGCATACCTCGATAACTACGCCTATGTTCTAGCTCACCCTGATGCAGGCGTTCTACAATGGCACAAAATGCCATGAGCTGTTCTTCGGGATTCAGGCTGTTCCAGTAACTGTTGCAAGAATCTTGATACTCTTTCGTGGCCTTGTTAAAGTTCTTACCTATTTCAGCCAGGGCGTCAAACATTTTTTGTCGTTTGATTTCGTCGTTCATTGATTGTCTTTATTCATGAATAATGCTGTATATCTTACTGGCCAAAACTTTTTCTTTGCTCATGGCTTCAATTTCCCATGGTCGCTGATAATATTTTAGTTTACGCGGTTTTTTACCTAACCATATGGCTTTATTTTTTTTAAATCTAAGCTGGCCTCGAGCATACTGCTTGACATGAGTCATTTCATGTGCCAAGGTTTCAAGCAAAGCACCGCCTTTTAAATTAGCATCCAAAAGTATGAGGAGATATCTAGAGCCAATTTCACTAATACAACCTTTCATGCCCTTTCGTTTGGCTAGACCTCGTTTAAACTGTATTTCTACATTGTATTTGCTTTTTTTCAAGCCCAATTCCAGTTGATAAAATCTTGTACTAACTGCAATCAATGCTCGTTTTTCCGGATTAGTTGCGTGAATTATTATTTGCATACATAATTATATAGTAAGTGTATAGAAAAGTCAAGAACACACCAATCTAAACAACATGGCTTCTTCGCGGTCGGTGAAAGTTATTTCCAGTGTAGCCCAAGGATTGGCACTGACCTCGGCCTCATCTGCCGTAGTCAGTGTGGCCAATTCTTTACAAAGAGCGTCCACCGGATCCACCCCTTCACTAAAAGTGGTCACTTGGTAGGTCGCGCCAGGAAAATTTAGATTCAACCAACTCTTTAACGGATCAAACCCAGGATAAGGCGGATGGCTTTTTCTTCGGGGCACATAATAAGGAAAGCAATAGTAGATCCATAATCCTTCTAGATGTTTTGATTTGATAATATCAATGCCAAATTCACGGCCGTTGGCATCAATCATTTCACTTGAAGTATACTGCGACACGATTGCCCCATTTTAAACTAAACAATAAGAGGAATTCTGCCAGTTCATTGGCAGACTCAAATGTCCACCTGAGACCATGGCTCCAATTGATAGTAGTATCATCACAATTCCAATTACAATTATTGGTCCAATGCAACATATCTGTCATTGGTGGCTCATCATCAATAATGTCGTCGGGCCAATTGGCGTTAGCTATAAAATTGTCATCTAGATCATCTTCTTTACAAGCCTGATTAATAATAGTATAACCAAATTCTGCAGTCAACTCATTTCTAATAACTGTCAGGGGCATTAGTTCACCTCATATACCATATGTCAACTTGTACAAGGCCACTTCGTTTGCGCTGGCAAACATGATTCGTTTTCGCAGATAGCTCGGGTCTGTGCCAAACCAAGACTGTTGGCCTGAGGACTCGTCGAGCCAACACCAGTGTGGATTTTGACAACGATCTATGTTTTCAGGATTTTTGTATCTCGACCTCGACTCTATCTCAAACCTAATCCAGTCGTGCAGACCCTTGCTGGGGCCCCATGTTTCCCAACACCAGGCTCTGATGTTGTGAAAATTGAAATTAAAATTGAGAAACTTGTCCTCGGGGTTTGAGATTTTTAGAAAGTAGTCAAAATAAAGATGCCCAGTGTACCGCTTGTCCATTTTTACAATCGTGGGCATAAAAGACTCTTTTTATTGCCAATAACACTGGCTGTATGCACTGGACCAAATACTGTTATAGTCGATGTCTTCAACCCGTATCCATCCCAATTGTTGGTCCAACGCTCCTTTTTGCCATGCGTCCAACACGGCCATGACGCCGTTGCCGGTGGTGCGTTGTATGGCAGTGGCACCAGGCACACTTTCGATGCGCTTGCTGTATTGCTGGATGTGCAGATGTTCGCCTATGTAGCCCGTTACATTGATCAAGATGTACACAGAGTCATGATCAGTCTGTGGCACGGACCGATTGAAAATGTCAACAAAGTGCCGGAAATTTTTAGCCAATCCTAGATCATCTTTCAAGAATTTCATCATGGACCAGTGTCCAGGATAGCGCAGTGTTTTATAATCAACCGATTGCGCTCGGCCTTCCCAGGTATCCGCCAAGCTGCCCAGTCCACCACTGGTGGTCGCGGCCTCCAGCAGTTGCCCCTCCAGATTTACTTGCTCCAGTTCTTCCAATGAATCAAGCAGTACCCGTTGATGCTTGCGTATAGCAGGACAAGGATGGATGTATTCGTTGATTAAACCTTCAGTATTCCAAGTCCGGTAGTAGCCCATATGATTGTTGGCGCTCTTGGGCAAAGCACCCACACGGATCTGAATTTGCTCTACATGGTTAAAACCATTGGCAATGTTGTTGGCAATTACACTGACCATGCCTGGAGCAAGTCCACACTGGGTCACGAATCTTGCATTATTGAGAGTCTTTACAAAGTTCGTGACATCAACGCTTTCAGTGAGATCAAAATAATCAACACTATGCTCGTTGCAGATTTCGGCGATCTGCTTGTTCAGAAAGAACGGAGTTGATGCCAACACACCATTAGCCTGTTTGATAATGTCCGTGAGCACTTTGCGCTGGCTAAAATCATGCCCGTTGGTTAGGTCATATCCGGCCACAGAGAAAGCAGGATCTTGTCCTAAAATATTCTGGACATAGGACCCAATATGACCCAATCCAAGCACAGCCAGTTTTTTCATTCCATTGTTGCTTAATTTTTGTTTTTGGTTACAACTAAGATTTCTTCAACAGCTTCAAGGTCGCTTTGGTCCTTGTCAAAGTCGCCTTTGAAGGCTTTGGTTATGGCTTTATTAAGCACAGCAGCCTTGATGTCCATTTCTTCAGCAATGGCGGCTACGGTTTCTTTAAGTCCAACATTAAGGTCATCAACCTCACGCTTGACTTGGACCCCTTCTTGGATCACTTTAGTTAATTTGGCAACTTGTTCAGGTGTAAAACTCATTTGAATCTCCTATGGACGATGAGAAATAAAACTACCTAATAAGTATAACAGCATTATATAACCAAGTCAAGTTGAATTTCGTTCAATATCGGTTTCTTCGCATTTGGCACCAAATTGTATTTCAATTAACTTACAAGGACCACTATAAGGATTTGTTAATTGGTGCCATTCTCCAACATGTATTTCCATAGTATCGTGTAGGTTCAAGGTCCTGGTAGGAACTGAATATCCGCTGGGCAATGTAGTATAAACATCGCACCTGCCTTCAACCACAAACCAATATTCTCTTCGATGTTGATGTCTTTGGAGGCTGAGTTTTTTATTTGGCTCAATCAACATCTCTTTAACTTTGGTGGCCGATCCTACAGTTGGGTGGTCGTAGAGTACTCGATATTCGCCCCAGGGCCGAGATGTTTTTGGTTGTTTCCAATCTCGTAAAATCCAACTACTGCTGTTCTTTTTATTGGTACCACCAACTCCAAATACAAACTCCACATCGTTAATTCGCATTTCGGGGATGTTCTCGGCATTTCGATCGCCGCCATTGGCAAATATGATATGGTCATTGGGATAGTGCGCTCGCACCTGTTCAATAAAATGACAAGCACTGCCGTCCGAGTCATCAAATGTATAGACTTCGTCAACCATAGCAAGGTTGTTGATCACACACAATCTTTCATTCCATGGCATGAATGCGTGACCTTTTTTACGCTCCAGCCACTCATCGCTGTTGAGTCCTACAATTAGTTTATCGCCTAAAGCACGAGCTGCTTTAAAATAGGTAATATGTCCGCTGTGGCACGGACTAAATCCCCCGGAGCATAGCACGATTTTCATTGGCATGTTTTCCTTAGAGTCTAAGACCTATGAGGCATTGTTATGCAAGTACTTAAACAAAGTTCCTTGCAAGTGAGTGTCTTTAAGGTTTTCAAAAATTCTTTTATTTTCAAATGCAATCAAACTCAGTTGACCATAGGTCAAGCCGCGAGTTATTGGATCTAAATTACAAAGACGTTGTATTTCATCTACAATAGCATTTAAACGATCTCTGTGATTTTTAATTTCATCATAGTGTTCATTCAACACTCCGGCAAAGGTCTTAAATCCCAGCTCTTTAAGTTTCTTTAAGAAGCCAGCAGGTCCTACAATGATAAAAGGATGACTGTGTGCGATAGCGTTAAAGGTTTTTTCACTGATAAAAATCTCACCTTGATTCCAAGTAGTTTCAGTAATAACACTTAGAATAGTTCTTTCGTAATGATCTGTGACCAATGGGCCATTGGTAGTAACATCATATTCGTCAATGACCAGGGGCTTGTCTAAAAACTCTAAAAAATATTTTCGGTCGGTGTCTGACAAATTTGTATCTTTAGCCAACACATCAATTGGTGACAACTTGAATCCGTTGTAAAATTCGCCTTCTGGTACAAAGCTAACTAGACCTTGCTGGTCAAGACCTTTTCTTCTTAGTTCAGACACCAATTGACAACGGTGGCTACGCAGTACTCGATTGTAATTTAAAAACCACTTATCTTTTTTGGCATAATCATGCATTACATTTATTTCATTTGTATGGACCCATTCATTAATACTCATAAAGCTCAAATGATTTTTATAAGGATTAATTATGGTGTTTAATGTCTGTGCTTGATCAAATGACAGCAGTTCATTGGCGTAGATATATTGATCGTCAGTGACTTCGGGCCAAAATTTACGCAATTGGTTACGGAATATGATACCATGTGCAATAATACCTTCATGCTGAGTAATAAAGATAATACGATCTGTAGGATTTAATGTAACCTTGGCTTTGAGTTTTTCAATCATAGGCTGTGCATGTTCTGCAAAATTTACTTCATCGATCTTGGCTTGTGCAATGTATATGGACGGTTTACTAGGATCTAGCTCAAAACTAAAGGTGTCATTGATCTTTCTAAAAATGCTGCCACAATGTACAGGACTCAGTAATGCTCCGTTAATCTTGGGTTTGTTAAATTTAGGATTGCCATAATGTATAACGCGGCAATCGGGTATAGCCTTTACACTACGCCAAGGATCAACCACAATGCTGCCTGGATGAAACTTAAAGTAAAATTCATTGCCAACGACTTCAACGCCAGTGCCGGCATAAGTCACCGTTGGATTGTGTGCCAATAATATTACTGCTGGTCCCGGCGGCGCCGCGGTATCACCGGTCAATGGATCATAGTAGCTTACTGGTACACCTATATGTTTAACATAATGGCCAATCAACAAGCTGTAACTACCAGTCTCATAAGGTACATAAGGCTTGTAGGCCTTACCATGAATGACCACTGGCAAGTTGTGTTTTTGGGCCAAACCTGTTAGTCGACGAGCTAGGTTTAATGCCTGTGCATCTCTACTACCCATAATGGCCTGAAATAAATCATAGCCTAGGTCTAGTTCCTGTGATAACCAACGCAGGGCAATGTTGTCTCTGGGATGACAGGCTCCAGCATCGCCCATACCTGCTGTGAGATATTTGGGCCCGGTGATGCGCTGAGTTGCTGCTTTGAGTGCATCAGTGACCACATCTACATTGATGTTGCCATTCTTTTCAGCCACATCCTGTATCATGTTAACTAGACTAATTTTGGCACTGATAAATGTATTGTAAAAAATCTTAATGGCTTCGGCTTCGTCCCAGGTGCCTACATTGATCCTTGGAGTGTTCTTCATTAGAGGCTGATAAAAATCAATGAGTTCTTGTGCATCACCAGTGACGGTTCCATCGCCAGTGCCGATGATAATACATTCTGGATTGACCATATCCCACTTAACCGAACCCATGGCAATGAGATAAGGGTTATACACAAACCTGCCACGAATAAGATGAGGTAACAAATGAGTTCTAGTAGTACCCGGCAGCACTGTGCTGATCAACACAACCAGTTGATCATCTGTAACAACTTGATTCAGCTTGCCCAATACATCAATTACAATACCGTAATCAAAGTTTGTTGGCGGCAATTGTGTCATTGGAGCATCTCCACCAAAGGCAGGATGATGTGGAGTAGGTACAGCTACAAATATAATGCCACGATCTTGTACAGCTTCAGCAATGCTGTCTACTAATGGAATAGTGGCGTTAGGATCTTTGACAGTATCGTAGCCCACAACATCGTAGTGTTCGGCCATGACCTCGGCACAGGGCAAGCCCAGCTTGCCACAGCCTATCATGGCTATTTTAGGTTTTACTTGCATTTAAAGTGTTGGCTGCTGCTGCTTCGGCCAGTTGCTTTGCCCGGGCTTCTTCGTAAAATCGTCCAGCATTATTGTAGTAGTAAGCAATTTCAGGAAATACCTTGCAAAAATCAGTGCCGTTACGGCGATCTGTTTCTTTGATATAAAGATAAAAATCGTCACGAGCTCTAAGATTTTCATTACTCATTGGCCATTCTGCCGCCGCAACATTGTACACACGCTCTAGGCTATCTACTTCGTGCTGATAAAATCCATTTTGATAATCTACTTCATGGTATGTTGCTATGTTTCTTTTCATAAAATCCACACATCTGGCCAACTTGACCAACATGTTGGTGTCGGCAATTAATGCACTAAGATATCGAGGATGTCTAAGGTAAGGGAAGTCAAGTACAACCCCTCGCAGATTGCCAGAATTTTCTTTAACAACAGCAGCTTGTCGAATAGCTAGGATATCGCGCAAGAAATATTCAAATCTAGGAATACTCAACAGATTAAAGGTAACCATAACCGTTACTTCCAGTGCCGGATACTTTAATATAATATTCCAAAGAATATTATACCAGTGAGTGTAATTAAGTCCTTTGCGAATATACTCGGCGTGTTCTCCGTGTGTGTCGCAGCTGGTGTAGATTTTTAATTTTTTGACCAGTTTATTTTTAACAATGTGATTGCATTTTTGCAGGAATTCTTCTAATATCTTGTCGTCAGCACCCAGATTGCTGTTGATAGCCATTTCTAGTTCAGGATTGGGATGTTCAATGATCCAATCCAGTGTGCGGAATGTTTCTTTGCTCAGCAAGGGCTCGCCGCCAGTGATACGAAATACCTTTAGCTTGGGATAAAGTTCTGGCCACCACTTCCACCAAGCATCAACATAGGGATTAGGATCCTTATGTGGAATGGGAAATTTTCCAATGCTCTTGAGAAAAGTCAAATTATGTTCTTGGTGCCCTTGACTCAACGGAATAGGCCCATGCCGTTTGGCCTCTTGCATTAGAGTACTGCTGATTTCAGGACTGCAATATGCACAGCCAAAATTACACACATTACTGAAACTGACTTCCACATAGGCAGGAATAACATCAGCATCCCAGGGCATTCGGGCACTGGATTCTAGGTAAGGTTCACCCCAAACTGGATCGGCAGATTTTTTAATTCTGTCACTAAAATGATTGCCGGGAGCATCTTCGACACGCCAGCAATAGTCACATTCCTTGGGTCGCTTACCTTCCAGCATTTCTTTACGTAGGCTCTTTTTGAATTTGGTATTGTGTAAGGCACTGGGATTGTTTTCCAGTTCAACCACTGGAATCTTGTGTGTCATAGGGTGGTGACAACTATGTGTTTGACCAGTAGCCAAGTGAATGGTAACCTGTTGCCATTTGGCCACGCAATAGGTGGGGCTAATCTGACTTAGTTCTGAATGTATCTTAATAAGATGCTGATTTGAATCCATTGAATTATATCTGTTTTTAATGGCGCAACGGTATTTATGTTGCTGGTTAGTGCCAGAGCTGCTCAATGGCTGCGGCAGCGCGATGGTTGATCATGTGTTCAAGTCTTGACGAGTCGTATAGAAGATTTTTATTATGCAACACTCGTTCTTGACATTGGATTAATAATTGTTGAAATTTCAAGTCAGACAACATGAGTAAGCTTTTTAGACTGGCAACCATTTCGTGGGCTCTTTCTAGAGGATCTAATATTGAATCGTAAGATTCATCAATATGAGGTTCAAATGTTGCAAACCCCATGTCATGCAGGTCTTCTAAATAGTAAGGTGCAGCCATAATAAAAAATATCTGTTGCATAAGCATAGGTTTCCATATTTTTTCACTGGTAAAGGTAGCAGTACTGAAAAATAAAGTTTCACTAATAACATTGATAGGATACTGCTGATAAAAATCTACATTGAGATCTAATGCATAATTTGTGGAAAAGATATCTGTATCTGCAACCAGTGGAAGTTTATGATAAAGTTGTTTAAAGCTGGGCTGTAAATATTCTAAATAACCATTGGCTCGGTGTTGTAGTATATTCCATTGATATGGAATGTCCCAATCCAGTGGTTTCCAAGGTATTTCTTTTTCAGCAAACTGCTTGGGTAAACTAACTGCACCCTTGTCAAGAATTTGAAAGTATTCTAATAGTGTAGTCAGCAATATACGATGTGGATGAGGTCTGCGATTTAAACACATATAGCGGTTGTTATTGTCCCAGCCGGCCTTGCCGGTGATTACAGTTGATGCACCATGATCTCGCAATAGCCAATTTGTATAGCGGTTGTTATTGTCCCAGCCGGCCTTGCCGGTGATTACAGTTGATGCACCATGATCTCGCAATAGCCAATTTGGAAAAAAGCCATACCATGCTGCTCGCATGTTTTCACTTAAATTTTTTAGTCTACACCATTCTTTATATTGCCCTCTTACATTGTAGCTGCTGGTAACATACAGTACTCGATTTGTTAGGTCATTGTCTTGTATCCAG